CCGCCGCAGGATCGAGGATCGCATCAAGTCCTTGGCCGGGGTCGCCGCAACACTGGATGGCACCGAAACGATCGATCCGGACCGGTACACGATCAAGATCGTCGGCCGCATCGACCGCAAGGTCGATAGCGACAAGTTGCAGGAAATTGCAGCCGAGCACGGTTTGGCCGATCACCTGTCCTATCTGTTCCGGTGGAAACCGGAGATCAACATGACCGCATGGAAGGCGGCCGACCCGTCCATCACCAGCCCCCTGTCGGCGGCCATCACGGCTAAGCCCGGTCGCCCATCATTCACCATCATTCCAAAGGAGTAAATCATGGCATATCTAGGACAAACCTTTGACGCAAACGACCTGCCGCAGGGCAACACCTACGAGCCGCTGCCACCCGGCTGGTACAACGCCCACATCACGGCCGCTGAACTCAAGCCAACCAAGGACGGCTCGGGCCAGTACATCAAAGTCCGCTACGACATCACAGGCCCCACCCATCAGGGCCGCGTGGTGTTCGGCAACATCAACATCAGAAACGCCAGTGCCAAAGCCGAAGAGATCGGCCGCCAGCAGCTTGGCGATCTCATGCGAGCCATCGGATTGGCCAGGATCACCGACACCGACCAACTGATCGGCGGTAGTCTGTTGATCAAGCTGAGCGTGCGCGCCGCAACCGAGCAGTATCCTGCTCAGAACGAGGTCAAGGGCTTCAAGGCGATCACCGGCGCTGCGCCAACCTTCGCGCCCGCCGCATCCGCCCCCGCCGCATCCGCGCCCAGCAAGGCCGCGCCGCCCTGGGCGAAGCGGTGATTTGAGAAAAAGACCAGCCCTGCGCGAGCTGGGCTGGTCAAGACTAAGGAGGTGACGCGATGAAAATACCCGAGCCGAATCATAGCATACAGGCCAAGATCGACAAGTACCACGAGTCGCTGGCCGAGCCGCCCAGACCGCACATGGGATGCAGCCAGTTGGGCCACCCCTGCGACCGCTGGCTGTGGCTGTCCTTCCGGTGGGCCGTCCAGCCCAAGTTCCCCGGCCGCATTCTGCGCCTGTTCCGCCGCGGCCAGATGGAAGAGGCCGTCATTGTGTCGGACCTGCGTGCCATTGGCCTCGATGTGCGTCGCGCAGGCAAGCAGCAGGTGCTCGTGGACTTCGGCGCGCACGTATCCGGCAGCATCGACGCCATCATCGAGTCAGGCGTGCCGGAAGCGCCCAGGAAGCGCCACATCGCCGAGTTCAAGACGCACAGCAAGAAGTCCTTTGACGCCTTGGAGAAGAACGGGGTCGAAAAGGCCAAGCCGGAGCACTGGGTCCAGATGCAGCTTTACATGCACGGCACCAAGATCGACCGGGCCTTGTACGTGGCCGTCTGCAAGGACGACGACCGTATCTACACCGAGCGCGTGCGCTACGAGCAGGAGGTGGCCGAGAAGTACATCGAGCGAGGCCGCAGGATCGCGCTCTCCGACCGCATGCCAGAGCCGATCAGCGCCGATCCGTCCTGGTATCAGTGCAAGCAATGCCCGGCGCATGAGTTTTGTCACGAAACGAGGCTGACGCAACACGTCAATTGCCGTACCTGTGCCCACAGCACGGCGCTGGAGAACGGCACATGGCGCTGCGAGCGCTACGATGCAGACGACATCCCTGTCGAGTTCCAGCGGCAGGGCTGTGACGGCCACGTCCTGCATCCTGACCTTGTGCCGTGGCCGCGCAAGGATGGTCTGGACGAATGGACGGCTGTGTATGTCATCGAAGGCCGCGATGTGGCCAACGGGGAAGGCGACGCGCACGTCTATACCAGCCGTGAGATACTGCTGGCCAATCCCAAAGCCCTGGGCAACAAGTGCATCGAGGAGTTGCGCCAGCGGTTCGGGGGGAGGATCGTCGGGTGATGCTCCGCGGATACCAACAGCGCGCCATCGACATGCTCTACGCATGGTTCGGAGCTGGCCACCAAGGCAATCCGTGCTTGGTGCTGCCGACCGGGTCCGGCAAGAGCCACATCGTGGCCGCCCTGTGCAAGGACGCCCTGCAGAACTGGCCAGAAACGCGCGTGCTGATGCTGACGCACGTCAAGGAACTCATCGAGCAGAACGCCGAGAAGATGCGCCTGCACTGGCCGGATGCACCGATGGGCATCTACAGCGCCAGCATCGGCAAAAAGCAGCTCGGCGAGCCGATTACATTCGCGGGCATTCAGTCGGTGCGCAACAAGGCGCGCGAGCTGGGCCACATCGACCTGGTGATCATCGACGAGTGCCATCTGGTCAACCACAAGGACGAAGGCGGATACCGGCACCTGCTGGCCGAACTGACCGCCATCAACCCCGCGCTGCGCGTGGTCGGTCTGACGGCCACGCCATACCGGCTGGGCCACGGCCTGATCACCGACAAGCCCGCGCTGTTCGACGGCCTCATCGAGCCAGTCAGCATCGAGGAGTTGGTCTATAAAGGATACCTTGCGCCACTGCGCAGCAAAGTCACCAAGGCAAAGCTGGACACCAGCGGCGTGCGCAAGCGTGGCGGCGAGTTCATCGAGTCCGAGTTGCAGGCCGCAGTAGACACCGACGACAACAACCAGCGCGTGGTGCGCGAGGTGATCGAACTGGCCGGTGACCGCAAAGCATGGCTGTTTTTCTGCGCCGGCGTCAAGCACGCAGAGCGCGTGGCCGAGGTGCTGCGCCAGCACGGCATCGCGGCCGAATGCGTAACTGGCGCAACGCCTAAAAAGGAACGCGAGCGGATCCTGGCAGACTTCAGGACTGGTCGCCTGCGCGCCTTGACCAACGCCAACGTGCTGACCACCGGATTCGATTACCCCGACATCGACTTAATCGCTATGCTGCGCCCGACCATGAGCCCAAGCCTGTACGTGCAAATGGCAGGGCGCGGCATGCGCCCAAAAAGCCACACCGACCATTGCCTCGTACTCGACTTCGCCGGCGTGGTGGCTACGCATGGGCCTATCACGGCTGTGCAGCCGCCCAAGAAGGCCGGAGAAGGCAATGGCGAGGCACCGGCGAAGGTCTGCGACAACTGTGGCGAGTTGTGCGCCATCGCCGCGACTATCTGCCCGGCATGCGGCCATCCATTTCCGAAGCCCGAGCACAAGAAAGTAGAACTAGAACTGCGCGACGACGACATCATGGGGCTGGATGGCATGAGGCTTGACGTCACCGGCTGGAGATGGCGAAAGCATGTCAGCCGCGCGTCAGGCAAGGAGATGCTGTCCTGCACCTACTACGGCGGACTGTCCGACAGGCCTGTCACCGAGTACCTGCCGGTGCTGCACGATGGCTACGCCGGGGAGAAGGCCATGCGGCAACTGATGATGATGGCCAAATCGGCAGGGGCGCATCTGGCCGAGGCCGCGCACATGGAAGGCAGCAAGGCCCTGGACTACATCGCCGTGCAGATGAGCAAAAGCAAGCCGCCCACCAGCATCGAGTATCGGATGGATGGTAAGTTTCACAGGGTGCTGAAGAGGAGTTGGACATGACGAAAACGAACACGAACACCAGACCACCAGAGCCAGAGTGGCTGATCCAGTGGCGCGAGTGGATACGCTCCTGGCCGCCGAAGTGCTGCCACACCTGCGATCACTATGACCAGTCCGGCCACTGCCTGGCGTTCGACATGAGGCCGCCAGAGGAATTCGCCGGCACGGTCGACGCATGCGACCGGTGGCTGATGGAGATACCGTTTTGAGCACGCCAAACCGCATCCCTACCGAGCACGAAGAACAGCGCGAGCTTGTGCGCTGGTTCCGTCAGACCTGGCCAGATGTGCGCATCCATGCCATCCCAAACGGGGGCGCGCGCAGCAAGGCCACAGCAGGACGCCTGAAGGCCGAGGGGGTGGCGTCTGGCGTGCCCGATCTGTTTGTGCCTGCATGGCGTCTGTGGATCGAGATGAAGCGCGCCAAAGGCGGCAGCCTCAGCCCGGAGCAGAAAGACTGGCATCAATACTTGCAAAGTGTGGGATATTGGGTTATAGTGGGAAAAGGTGCTGAGGATGCCAAGCGGCAGATCAGTGCATTTTTTGACAAACCGAGGACGCCACATGAGCAAGACTCCTAGGAATAGTCGAGCGGTGAAGGACCGCTACCTGACGATTCGCATCCCCTCCGACATCGACCAAGAGTTGCGCAAGCTGGCCGCCGCGAACACGCGCACGCTGGCCGCGCAGGTGCTGCACTACATCAAGCAGGGGATAGCCAATGAAAAAACGCCTGCGCTGTGATGTGAAGTGGTTTCCACACCCATGACGCTGCGCAAGGGCTTGTCGATGTGTGAAATTATGGTGAAAGGAGCTGACCGTGAACCTCAAACGCTACCAAGTGATAATCCTCGCCATCGTCGTTCTGGTGCTCATGGGCATTGCCGGGAACATGGACGTCCAGGAGGAGGAACGCCAGCACGCCGAGTACTGCGAGATGATCCAGCTATGGAAGCAGACAGGCGGGCAGGCCGGGTGGCCTGCCTACGATGGGGAAGATGTGTGCCGGGACACGCAGTTTAACGAGAAAGGCGCTGGAGGCGAGCAATGACTGCCCGCCAAACCACGCACGCGCTGGGCTGCGGGTCACCTGGAGGGCAAGCCAGCCTGGCCGACGACGCGGCCGAAAGCGTCATCTGCACGGAGGGGCACAACACCGAAGGCCGCCAGTGGGTCTTTTCCGGATCGATTGATAGCGCCATGCCACGGCGAGTATCCATCATCATCCACTCGCTCGCCGTGGCGATCATCTCGGTGATCGCGTGGCGGTATCACGATCCGGCGCTGGTGCTGGCGTATGTCAGCGGGGTGATAATCGAATGGGATTTGACAACATGAACGAATTGAAGCTGCTTGTGCAGAAACTCATTGAGTACCCGCCGGTGTCAAAGCCAGTCGCTATTAATGGGAATTCCAGTGCTCCGAGGCCAATGGTTTCGAAAAATGGTCCAAAGGCAGAATTCCGCGGTGAAGAGCTAAAAGAAATGCGAGAGCGTCATGGATTATCGAGAGCGGAAATGGCGCGGCTGGTTGGGGTCAACACAAAAACGTATTGGGGTTACGAGGCGAACAGTTTTCGAATGCCACGATATCGTTTCCAAAAAATCACGGAAATGCTCGGCGGTGATCCGAAACGTGGTTGAGACGGAAATATTATCGGGGTGGAATGATGGACGAGGCCGAACTGATCGCCCAAGGCTGGCGCCGCTGCGCCGTCGGGCAGAAAACGACGCAGTGGTGCGCCCAGGCGGAGGAACAGCGCCAGCGAGATGAGGAGCTGCTGCGCATGGCGCTCGCCGCGTTGTGCAGTGGCGGGAACACGGAATTTGCCGCGGAGCTCATTGCGCAGCGC